GAGAAAGGTTATCGCCGTCTATACATTTCGCTATAACTTCGGAAGTAACAGCCTTATGCCTATAATAATGATTATATATATGCTGATAAGCAGCCATAGGCAAAGGATTTAACATTTCGTTGTCAGCATCATCTTTCATATACCGATAACCGAAATGATCAGCTAAAGGAGGATTCGTAGCACCAGTCACGGTATTCTTCTGTAAAAGAATCCTCTCAAAGCCGGGATGAATTGGTGCTACTCCAGTAACAGGGTCAGGCTTGCCCTGGATAAAATTTTCAAAATTATCCCAAATCGTGCGAGTAGGAACATAAAAATTATGTATTTTAATATCCATCCTGTGCATAAGTGGAGCAACTAACGGCTGTAAACGAACAATAGACTCGACACCAACTTTATATTTACCTCCTGGTACCGTTGAAATAATACCCACAGGCGTTAACTCTCCAGTATTCATAGTGGTCAAATGCTGATAAGTAAGGTCATGCCATGCACGATTAGGTTTAGGAACGAGAAGGTTATTCTCCATTTCGATATGAGCGTCTCTCATTTTTTTTAATTTTTAAATATTAGGTAATTCAACTATACGAAACAATTGATTTTTAATTAACAAGTACAAAGGGTCTTTTAGTACAGTCGCTAAATCAACCTTTGTAATATCCACATGTTGTAACTTAACAAGTGGAAGTTGTTCTAATGGAAGTATCATGTCAAACGCGTACCCCCTCTACGAACTAATAAGTACCTCTGTTTGCGAGGCGTAGTTTTAACAATAGTCTTAAAATTAGAATTCTTCATTTTAACTCAAAATTTTGATTGTTATAGAATAATATTAATTTAGGCTTGTACTTCATAACAATATAATTTATGTGTAAATAAAATGTTGGGTGTCAACTGTATAATAATAATCAAGAGGATTATACAGTAGCACTTTTATCAGAAGCCTTCCAAGTAGCAAACTCTTTAGCTTCTAATTCTGCCTTTGCCTTTGCCTCTGCGGCAGATTTCTGATTAGCGACTAGTTGTTCGTTAACAGACGCAAGTTCGGATTTCTTTTCAGACTGCAAGTCTTTAAGGAAAGAAACAACTGAACGCTGTGTACTTGGGTCTGTAGGATAGTTACGCATCTGCATAATGGTAGTAGGTGCGGATAAACCGCTTTCTCTACGCGCAAGCATAGCCTCAATAGAATCAGCTAAATCATCAACGGTTAAATCTGGTTGGTCAGTAGCCCAGACAGATACAGTAGTAGTCTGAAAAGGGTAAAGCCACTGAGCAACAGTAGGGGCAACAGTAATAGAAGCCAAAGAAGGCGGCGCAGTAGCAGAGGGTTGAAAAACCCGTATAACAGAATCATTGTCTAAAAACATTACAATAAGATTTAAATTGTTAATAAATAAAATTTAATAGTGCCCTTTTGCTTACAGGTGCAATATTCAAAATCTTTTTTAATATTTCCAAATATTACACACTTTTTTTTGTATCTATAATAAAAATTTTAATGGGGTCATCCTTTTTCCTTTGGAATTGCTGCACTCGGAGTTTGTGTTTTTTCGCCGCTGCGCTCTGAAAAAAGCGGCGCATCCGTGTTTTGCTGCCTTAATAAAAGAACTTCCATATACGCATGTTTTATTTGCTCAATAGTGTCTATCGCGTGATTAATATTTACACGCTCATCTAACAACTCTTTTTGCCTAATAGACCAAGCAACATGCCTGTCACAAAGTGTCTGAGAATCCATTTCGTGTAATGATTCAATAAAACTTGATTTTTTATTATTCATAATTTTTCTTTTGAGACAGAATACTGCCGATTAGATAATTCAATTTTAACATCTCCTTTACGATGTATAGGTGACATTTTATCATAATACATCTTCTGACTAACAGAAAGACGTTGATAATCTTTCAACATTTTCTGTTGAAAGATTCCTCCGAGCTCTGTAGTATCATAGCCAGCAGCATTAAGATAAAAACGCGGCACACTCATTTTAACAACTCCCCCGCCTTGAGAAGGCACTTGCATATAAGGCATAAGTAAAAGAGAATCAAGTTTACGTTTAAAATGAGCCTTAGGAGTGCGTATCTTCCTATAACGAACAAAACTATTACCATGCTTATTAATACCACTAACCTTTACATATTTAATATCAAACGCCCAGTTTTCTCCTATACCCTTAGACATAGAAACGAACGGCTTTTGCTGTAAATAGTGAAGGGGTTTTATTGCCCCTTTCACCGAATATTTAAACGTATATGCAATAGACGCTGGTTGTGCTTTACCAAAATGCACTAAACCATTACCCCAAGCAGTATTTATAGCCTTAACATCATTAAGAGAGACACCTATCAAAATCATATGATAATGCGGTCTATTATTTTGTGAACCATATTCACCACAAACAACATATTTCAAAACTCTATCGGGTAAAGCCTTACGAAGACGTTTTAAAAAGTTTTGATAATCAGATTTACGCAAAGTAAATTTACCTTTATTTAGAGGTAAATGATAATAGTCATAAGTTAAAGTTAAAAACAAGGCGGACTTACCCGCCATTTCTCTCTGTAAACGAAATGTCCAATGCTGTAAATAAGTAACGTGACACTGACTGCACTTTCCGCACTTATAAACATTGCCTTGCATATTAGTTTGAGGATTTACACACATTAACGAAGTAATAATTTACGCAACATTAAAGAAGATAATTTAGACACAGTACCACCAATAGCAGAATTGCCCCCCATTTTTTCCAAAAAGTAACGGACTGACGCGGGTAAAACATTAGCAAGTTCGGCTTCCTGTTGCTTTAAGGCAGCCTCTGAACGCAAATAACTAGCTTTATTACCCTCGTTTTGCCGTGAAAAATGATTCTTTACGTCCTGTTCATAATTCTTGAGCAAAATACCACTCAACTGACCGCGCATTAAATCATCACGACTTTGCAGCAACTGAGAACGATACATTTTCTCAATATCTGCGAGAGCATTAGCAGACCGCAAACCAGCACGTTTAACAACCTCATTATCAGTTTGTTCCATCTTAAACTGTGCAGACTGTCGCAAATTATTAGTATCAGCTAGAAGTCTCTCAATTTCAAACATACGCTTTTTTAAAAGGAGAGAGCCACCGCCATGATAGTCTTGTGAATTGGACTGATAATCAAGAGTTTTGTTTTGTACATCAGCATTAACACTATCGGTTTCGGCTTGTGTTTTTTGCTGTTGCAATCTCAATAATTTAATCTGTTCAATACCAAGTTGTGATTGCTGATAATCCACGGCACGACTACTATTACCTTGAAACGAACTAGAACGCGTACTTGGCGACGTAGCAAGAAGACTCTGACCACTTGAAGCATAAGGGGAAATATTAGCCTCTTGCAAACGCTTAACTTGATTCTTAGGAGAATTATACTCAACGTCTCTATTGTAATCAGAAAGAGCGTCACGCCTTTGACGATTGTAATTTAAAACATTAAGACCTTGAGAAACACCAGTATTAGCACCATTCATCAACATCTGACCAGCTAAAAGTCCTAACGGCATTATATTTATATTTATATAGCGCGGATATTTCACCGCGCTATTGGTGAAAGAATATATATTGTTTAGTAGTACAAGATAGTACAATAACTCAAATCGAAGGTCTATTTAAAGACGGCAACGGCAATTCGGCACGAATATGATGTAACACTTGTAAGATAATAGGCGAATAATCGGGATTCTGAAACGCAAAAATACGACGTTCATCATTTATTTCAAAAAAGTCAGAGGACAAGACAGGATTTTGTTCTAAACTCCTACCTAAATGCCAATGTGCGTTTAAAGTGGGCATTTCTCCTGTACAAATATCAAAACTATGACGATATTCGGAATTTTGCGGCATATAACCAAAAGTACTACGAAGAGACTGTGTATGACCATTCAACTCACCTCTATAAAGTGCTCGCTCTCCTAAATTATCCCACTGTGGGTGGAAATAATCAAAACGAGTTTGCGCGAAATTATGACGAGGTTGTGCCGATAAATAAGAAGGCTTATACGTAACAGCGGCTATAGAAATAATATACCCATGTTCATGCGCATAAAACTCTTCATTGTCAGCAGTAGAATAACTACCAGCGTTCCCAGTTTGACGACCTTGGAAAGTATCTGACTGATTAGTAACTTCGGAAACGATTATAGGCTGACTAAAACCATTAATATAAACAGGAATCTGAGCGCGATAATCGGGAAGATTAGCGTCAAACATTGCCTGCAAGTAGTCTTTATACGTTGTAGCATGACGGCTCATTTCAGCAAACTGTTGTAACGCTTCAGCGCGCCTAATTTCTTCCATAAGAATCCGAGTACGCGCAAACAAAGTATCAACAAGAACATTATCATTCGGGTTACTAACCGACGCAGGTATAGGCAAATTAAAGCCAGCCCCTGCAGAAGTATGTCCAATAACATCTACAATATTTAATTTGTTTGAATAAACTTGTGCATCCGTATCAACAAAAACAGGTTGTCCAGCCTGTGGAGAAGGTAAAGCAAGATTAAAATAATCGTCTTGAAACGTTATTTTTCTCATAGAAGTCAAATCATTAATGAGAGAAAGGTTATCGCCGTCTATACATTTCGCTATAACTTCGGAAGTAACAGCCTTATGCCTATAATAATGATTATATATATGCTGATAAGCAGCCATAGGCAAAGGATTTAACATTTCGTT